TCCCATATTAGATATAAAAAGCTAAACTCTAGCTGATTATATAACTTACTTACTTATTAACTAATTAAATAAAAGAGGAATTAAAAAGAAATGAAAAGAATTAAAGAGAAGATTTTATATATTTTATTTTGGATAATACTTATTGCATTTACTTTGATATCTTCAGCATTAATTAAATAATGATTAATAAATTATTGAAATATATCTTTTGTAGTTATTTTATAATTTTAATTTATGCGATGATTAAAGGAAGAGAAGGACTGAAGGACAATACTACATTGATTGAAGAGTATATATTTATTGTTTGTCTGTTTGTCTGTCTTGATGTTGTGTTATGGATATTAAAGAGAATGAGAAGACAAAAACAAAAGAGAATATATAAGAGAAAATAAAAAGTAGAATTGAATTGATACCCTACCGAAAAAAACAGACGAGAGCACACACACGCCACAAAAAACAAAAGCGACCCTATATAGAGCCTGAGCCGAGCCAAAAAAAGAGCTGAGGGGACGCCCAACGCTCCCACTCCCGTGATATGCCAACGGGGAAACCTGAGCCACCGCTACAGTGGATACCCATTCACATTTTTCTGCTAAATTTTACTGTTTAACAGCTTTGCTTCTTTATTTCTTCTTGTTTTATAGTCATCACCAAAGTCTAATAACTCATTAGTGACTGCTTTCCAATCATTACTTATAACTCCATTCCAAAAATTAGGAGTCTTATGTTTCATATTTCCATACTGAAAACCTACAGAGGTAATAACTGTTTGTTGATTTGATGTTAATGCACTCCAAGACTTACCACTATCCTTCTCATAATCACTTTTAATCTTATTAGCGTGATACTTCTGAATAGACTCATCTAGTATTTTAACATCTACTGCTGATAACACCAATGGGTTGTCTTTTATATACTTCTTAGCTTCATCACCTTTAAGACCAAAATAAGGCTCTAATACCTCTATTATATCTAAAGGGACTCCAAGAGTCTCTAAGAACTCAGCGTTCTTCATCTTTAAATCCACACCAGTACCTATAGTTACCCCTGAGTTATCACTGGGTACATATGCTGTATCTACAGCTTTTCCCTCTAATTCACTTATAAAATTCCAATCTACTTTATCCATTATTTGTTTCTCTTTCGTATGTCCTATCGTTGTCCCTAGAAGTATCGCAGTTACAAGACCCACAGCAATCATCTTGATGAGTCGTTTTGTCGCAGTGGCACTCGTGTCCACAATTTTCACATTTCTCCATAATTCTATATTCATAAGAAGAGTGAGTAAGTAAACAGCTATAGTAATAGCTTTAACCTTTGTCTTCCCTAATACGGGTACTTAAATGAACCTATCCCGTCTAGGTTGTCTACCTACTGTGTGCTCCATAAACCTTTCTAAGTCTTTATTGATTAGTTCGTCTTTATGTTGTTGATAAGATAAAGTTTGGTCTCTGTCCATTCTCTCAACCCAGTAATTAGCCGCAATAGCTAATGCGTCAATTTGGTCATCGTGTCTTAACGCACCTTTATCTCTAGTTATTCTAGTCATTTGCCTAAACAGTTGATGATTAGGTTCTAACTTGAAATCTTCTTTAATCGTATTCTCATCTACCACTAGCCTATGAGTATTCATAATAGGCTCTAAGGTATCTATAATTCTTTTCTCTTTTTGTATGTTATGTCTTACCTCTTCAATTTGGCAAGGGTGTATTCTAGCCATAACAGGCTTTAATAACGCTGTAGCCATACCATCACCAAAGTTAGATTCAATGACCACGTTATTCACTTTGTTACGTTTAGCTATAGCTGAAAGCTCTTCTAAGGTAGCATCTGAGTAACCACCATCTAAAGCTCCTATATCGGTCAAATAAAGCACTCCGTGAAGCATTTTAAGCACCGCATACGCTGTTTTGTCTTCCCCACGACCCGCAGGGTCTATAGACATAGCTACCCCTTCAAAATCTGCGTATTCATCAGATATGTGTAAAGGAGCAACGTAATAATCACCCTTTAAACCTACATTAGGTATATCAGGGTCTATCCCTTTAATCTGTTGTGTACCTGAAGCCCACTGAATTTGAGCAGGAGCTTTATTCCAAGTAGTACAACCTGAAGCTACAATCAAATCGTTGAGCTTTAAAGGATACCTATTAGCGTCAGACATTGTAGTGTCTAACATAAACTGTAAGTTAAATCCTGAACGTCCATAGGAAGACAAACGCTCTAACAAATCTATACCATCAAATCTATCAGGGTCAGTAGGTTCACCTTCTTTATCAGTAACATTAGAAATAATAGAAGATAATTTATTACCATAACCGATAGTTTGTTCTTTAGTTGGATATAACGCTGTCCATATTTTTGTCTTATAACCTCTTTCCTCTAATGTGTTATATAAACTCATTTCAGTTTGAGGTGTTCCTAAGAATATGATACGACCCACATCGGGTTTAATAATCGCATCAAATTCTTTCACAGTTTCACTTAATCTGTCTCTCATTAATTGTGTCTGTGAGTTATTTGCTGATTCTACGTCATCGGCAATAATTAAATCTGCACGAGAACCTGTAAGTTGCCCTGTAATACCCATAGATTTCACACTAGGTGCGTGAGATGCTACAGCAGGAGCTACATCAAAACTAATCTTAGAATGTCTTTGGTCATCTCTAGGAATTAGATGTTGTAATATTGGCATTTCATTGATTAGTCTTTGAGTAAAGGTACTAAAGTCATCAGCTCTGTTTTTAGAAGCTGAAACTACCAATATATTCCTTTGAGGATTTAGTAAAAGTTGATGACAGACAAATGCTGACGTAATCCAAGATTTACCAACGCCTCTGAAGGCTTCTATAACTAATCTACGCTCTTTTGACTGTAGATAGTCTGCTATATCATATTGTATGGGAGTTGGGTTAGGTAGGTTTAGAAACTTCCAACATAAATACAAAAAATTCTTAAAATTTTTTAAGCGATTATCCATTTGTGTCAAAAGGTACTTTCTCAAGAATGTTATCAGGTTTTGCACCTAATTTTTCAGAGCTATAAGTTTTACAAACTTCTAAACATACTTTCATTTCTGAAGCAGTTAGCTCTTGTCCTGATTTTAATTTTTGGTATGCGTGTTTAACTAATAATTCAGGTAATTCTTCTATAATTTTTTCTATTTTAACGTCCTTGCCCTCTGTATTTTTTTCTTGTGACGCTTTTGTTTGGAGACTTTGCGTGTCTTCCTTTTCTTTTTTTGGGCTTGTCTCTAACATATGTATTTACTCCCCACTTTGGTGCTTTCCCCATTTATTTCTTCTCTCGGTGTTTGTAATATTTATGATATACTTCCTTTTTGTAAGCCCACATAGATATTCTTGTTGTAATTCGGTGTATAAATCTTATTATGCTCAGAATCATAAGAAGACTCCTCTGTAAAGTTTGTTGCTTTGTCTAGGGTACAATAACCCACAAAGTAGAAAAAGAAAAATGCGTAAATTAAAGGTTTTAATTTTGGCATATATTAAGCATTTTGTTCAAATACTAACGGCTTCCCTTCCTCTACTGGTTTCATTTCTTTATTCCATTGTTCTTCCGATACACAGTTATAAAACATTCTAACTTGCATATGTTTGAACTCTTGAACACCTATAATGTCCATATAAGTTTCAGCTATTTCTGCAATAGCATAATAGCCTTTTTTATAACATTGTTCTTCATTTGTAAACTCCCATTTTGTATTAGTCATTGGGGGTAAACAGCCTAAATTAGAACATATTGTAATTACGAGTAAAATCTTACTCATAACTATAATTACTATCTACTTTCTTCTTCTTTTTTAAGAGTTTGAAGATTTGGTCGTGTTGTTTCATAATCTTCTTATCTTTTTTATTTGCTTGTTTTAATTCTGTTTTAATTTCTTCAACATCTGCTAATAAATTCTCTATATCAAGTTTCATACGAACCTGATTTTCAACTACTTCAGTTTTACTATCTTCAGCATATTTTTCATAAAGTATATTAACTTTACTATCAATTTTACTAACATACCACACTAATCCTACAGCTTGTAGTATAACCGCAAAAATCAAAGCGGCATTAAATTTCATTCCATTCATATTATTTAATTATTTTAAGTATTTTCTTTTGTCCCATATATATTTCAGTTGTAGCTTTTACTTTTTCACATTTAAAAACTACGGACTCAGGATTGACCTCTTTAATCGCAATACGCTTGGATTTAAGACAGTCGCTTAATGATTTTTTATAGGTATGTTCTATTAAATTTCCATTTAGATATAACATTAATCCAAAAACCATTTCAACCATTAGTGTGCTCCTTTTCCATTTCTAATCATTTTTTCAACATCTGTTTGTAATTTTGAAACTTGTTCTTTTAAGAAATCAATATTAACTTTATTGTTTCTCATATTTTTTAATTCTTCTTCCATAGACTCAATTAAACCACTCATATGTTCCACGAGCATAAAAAGCTCCGCTTCCCCACTTGACTGACCTAATTCTCCACGAGGATATTTAATTCTAAATTCTGTATTTTGATTTAAGTCTTTTTCCATTAACTCTAAAGTCGTACTATGTTTATTTAAAGTCTCTTGTATGCCAAAAAATGCGTACACCCCAACAGCTACGGCTGAGATTATTCCTATTAAATTACGCATAGGCATA